TGGCTGTGTTATCGTCTCAGGCACGCGATCGCTGTGCGCCACGAGGATGTAGTCCCCTTTGCGCAGCGTCCAGTGGTTCGCCGCCTCCTCATCGCTCAGCGCCTTGTAGGTCGCCTCGTTCACGAAGGTGCGGTCGTCCTGCACCGGAGCGTCCAGCGGGATCCTGAGCTTGAACTGGATCGCCTCCCCGCTCACTCCTTTGGAGTGGCTGGATCCACGCGCCTCCATGTAGGAAGCCATGAAGATCCTGGTCGGCACGAAGACCTCGCGCCGGTTTGCTTTGTCTGTTCTGCCATTAAAGACAGTGATCACAGTCGCAGCGATCATCGCAGCCACCTCCTCCCATTTTGACCTTCCGGCCGAGCCATCCAGTCGGGAGAAGGTACAGTCTGACCGCCTCGTAGACCTTCTTGCGAAGAGCCTCCTCAGCTGTCTGGCCGTCCTGGGCTTCTGCCACGAAGCTGACGGAGTAGCCGTCGTTGCTCTCGGACTTGATGCCCGCAGTGCTGCCGTTTTTCTCGTGCTGGTAGATCACCTCCGCAGCGGCACAGACGGCCACCTTGATGGTGGCACTCTCCACTGCGAAGATGTCGCCGTTGATGTAGGTGAGCGCCTTGATGTGAGCCTCTGCCTGCATCTCAGCACGCGGGAAGCTCTCGGCGGGGATGATGCCGCCGAGGGTCTCCTTGTAAAAGTCATAGCTTACATACACGAGCTACACCTCCCATCATGCTGCGAGGCTTACGCCTGCGCCTGCAATACTGCAAACGGGAAGCGCTTTGCCTTGTCCTTCTCGAGGCTGTTGATAGGGTTCGGGATCTCCCAGCCCAGTCTCATCACAGCGCGGAGTGCGACCATGTCATTCTGCATGAGGTTGTACGCGATAGTGCCGTCAGGGTTCTGAACCACGCCCTCAGTGAAGAGCTTGAAGGTGATGTCCTGGCGGATGGAGTACACGAGCTGAGAGAAGTCGCCGGAGATCATCTCGGCCTTTGTAGCGTCCATTGCACCGTTGCGAGGGAACTGCATCGCAGAGCCGTCGAGAGTGTAGTTCGCGCCGTTCTGCATGCTGGACATGAACAGAGGGCGACCCTGCTTGTCTACGAGCTCGCGGAACTTCGCGCGCATAGTGATGTCAGCCATGTGGCCAGATACGAAGAAGCCGGACTTCTCGACCTTAGCGATCACGCCGTCAGTGCCCATGATGTCCTTGTAGAGGTCGCCTGTCTCCTTAACTACTGCGCCAGCAGTTACGGCAGAAGGAACGAGGCCTGCTCTCCAGTTGGTAGGCTTGCCCTCACCGAAGAGAACGGCTGCGTCGATGACCTTGCCGAAGGCTTCCTGGATGCGAGGCTTCACCTCTCCCCAGATATCATACTCGGAGTCGTCGAGCACTGCCTCAGGAATAGGCACGATGACAGCGATCTCCTCTGCGTAGATGACCTTCTTGTCCCAGGCCATCTTTGTGGTCTTCTTCTGGCCAGCGTCGCCGTCCACGAAGTATGCCACAGGAAGAGAGTCAAGCACTGGGAGCTTGGTCTGCTTGCTTGTCATGTTTGCGAGCTTACGTCCTGCGGAGAGTACTGCGGACTGCTCGATGGTTCCCTGGATGATCTCAGCCGCACGGTCCTCAGGAATGAGTGCCTCAGCGCCGGATCTGTCGATGATGTCTACACCATCGAAAAGCTGTAAGTTGAATTTTCTCATTGAATTGATCCTCCTTGTGATTATCTGCGAGCCGCTCTGCGGATCGCGTCGTTGATGCTTGCGTTGTCGCCCTGCTGCGAGCCGCTGCCCTGACTGGAGTCTGTGCCAGTCTTTACGCGGTAGCCGCTGCCGCCTTGAGCGTAGCGTGGGTTCTCTTTCAAGAACTTGGCCATCGCCTTCTCGAAGTCGAGCTTGTCGTCTGCTTCCATGAGCTTGCCGATCTTGAACTGGACGTAGTCCATGTCCTCAGCCTTCACACCCTTGGCCTGGAGTGTTTGGGTCTGCTTCATTGCGGCCAGCTCAGCCACAGCCTTGTCTCTCTCCTGCGTGATGGCGTCGACGTTTGGCTTCTGCTTCTCCTTGTTGGCCTTGTAGTCCTTGAGCGCCTGGTTGACCTCTTCCTCGCTCATGCCCTGCTGCTTGAAGTAGGAACTGAGCGCGGCCTTCTCGGCTCTCTCGGCTCTCGCGTTCGCGATCTCCTCGGCCTGCTGGAAGCTATAGCCTCCGCCATTGTTACCAGTGGATGCCTGGCCACTGTTTCCAGTCCCGGCTGCTCCGCCCTGAGCTCCCTGAGCTCCGGCGCCAGATTGACCGCCGTCGTCAAAAATCTGTAGGTTGAAGTGTTTCTTCATGTTGGTCTTTCCTCCGTTTTTATAATGTGCGTGAACATTTTCCAGCTCATTAAGCCAGAGCCGTCCGGGCATATTACAAGCAGCCGGGGCCGCTATAATATCGTGATCTCGCCGTAGCTGTCGCGGATGTTCTGCATCCCGATCAGCCACGTGTCCAGGAGCGCCTGGCCTCTGTCGTTCATCTGCATCCAGCCGATGCGGACGTGGCCTTCTCGCTCCTCCGTGTCTATCTTCATGCCTGCCACTGCGCTCAGTCCCTCGATCAGTGTGAGGGTCAGCGCAGAGACGGCCGCGCAGACGATGTTGTTGCCCTCCGGTACTCCGGCGGGTCTCGCTGCGTGGCCGTCTACTGTCAGGCTGCTCTGTGTCAGCGTGACTATTATCATTTTGTCCTCCTGAGTAGGTACCGGATCAGGTACCAGCACTGCTCGATGTAGCTCACCTTGCGGTAGCCCATTATGTGATCAGCTCCCTCTGTTTTTGGGCATGAAAAAACCACCTCGCTGTCTCCAGCTTGGTGGTTAATTCTTGTAAAATTCTTTTGGTATTTCGTTTTTACTGGCGAACGCCTCGAACTCTTCATCGCTGAGTCCGTCGATATACGCGGCCAGCTTTTCGGTGTCGACACGGTCGTCACATATTAAGTTGTTCATGCGCTGCCTCCTATAATTTTTTGAATACGAAGCCGAAGTCCTCGGCGAGTCGCTTGAGAACTTCCTCGTCTCGCTCAATGCCATTATAGTCCTTACTGTGTCGAATTGCAACCATTTCGTCAATGTCCTGGATCGCTCTCGATGGTCCTGTGTAATAGTATATGCTGCCGTCGTGCCCTATAGTCAAGCCCGCAGCATCTTTGTGGCTGAGCAGCTCATTGATGTCCGTGATGCTTGGCGGCGATCCATGCGGATGATTATGCAGCATGAGCAGCTTTTCACCTCTTGCCTCTGCTCTCGCTACGTCATCCATGAACTTCTGATCCCTTTGGATGCCGAACGGCGTCTCCTGGTTCGTGATCTTGGCCACGTCCTTGCCGGTTGTCTGGCTGATCGCATAGATCTCCTCGGTCGTTTTGCCGTCTCTATGCGCCAGCATGTTCCTGGCTCTCTGAGCTGCAAGCTCGTCAGCTTTGGCGTTACCAGTAATGCCTGAGAAGCGCGCGGTGTACTCTTTACTCTTGATAACGGACCACTGCACAGCCTCCGCGCCTTCCTTCGTTCTTCTGGAAGACTCTCGTGCTGAGTTTGCTGCGTCCATATCCTTGCGGCGTCTCTCCTCCTGGCGCTCCTTTGCGCGGTTGATCTGTTCCGCCTGCCATGCTGCGTACTTCTGAGGGCTTGGCGAGATCCTGCCCGGTGTTCTTCCGGTGTAGACTCTCTCCATCTGCGTCTCGAGGTGCATCTTCTCGGAGAAGGCTCTGTACTCCTGGAGCGTCGCCTGGTACTTGCACTGGTACTCGGTGATCGTCTCCGGATCGGCGCCGGACTGTCTGAGAAGCTGCACCTGTTCGCGGCGTGCTCTCATTGCTGTCTCCAGCTGACGCTGGCGCTGTGTGGCCTGGTAGGCGTTGTACTCCTTGCCCCTCCACTTGACTGTCTCAGCCTCCTCGGCTGCCTTCTGCTCCAGCCACTCGTCTGAGTACTGGCGCTGGCTCACGCCAGGGATAAAGGGATAGTATGTGTGGCGGCAGTTCCAGCCGAGCAGGCCGCCGCCTTGACCCAGTCCGCAGACGCTCCGCAGCTCCTCCTTGCTGAACACGCGCCCCTGCCACAGTGCGTGGGAAGGTCGCGAGCCTCCATGCCAGGAGACCTCGAAGTAGTTCGTGCCGAGCCTCTGGGCGTTGAGGTCGGTGACATGTCCGGCCACTTGGCCGAAGCCTGTCAGGAGCGCCCTGCGTGCTGCCACGTCGATGCGGTTGTGGTGGCCGCTGGCGTAGTCGACGCCGTAGTCGCCCCCGCCGTCCTTGAACTGGTGATCCGTCCGCAGCCCGGAGGCTGTCATCTGGTTCACCATCTTGCGGGTGAGTGTGTTGTAATCGTAGACACCGTTGACCATGCCGTTGATGGCGTCGTCC